GTATCCTTAAACCTATCCTATAATATAGATGCACGCAAGAAACATACATACAAACAGAGCACTCGCAAAGCGGTTTAAGGATCTTATGCCTAAAATGCTTTTCACACAAAACGGGTACACACACTAATCTTGATCTACATACTAATAATTTTACACAAAAACAGATATAAAATGTTCTAACACATACACTATTACTAAATACATAATTATAAAAACGAAAAAATAAGATTAAGGATAAATGATGATAATCGTGTGGGTTATGCAAAATGTTCTTTTCAAATGTTCAGATCAGAAAATTCGTCAATTGGAATCCGCACTTCCCTTATGAAGGCGCGTTGTCCAAATGCTCCTGCTGCTCCTTCTAGTAATCCATCGATCTCTGTTGGTTGTGCACTAATGGTAGGAATCACTCCTGGAGCAATGAACGCATTGAATGGTTTTCCGTAGCATACATAGAGTGCATGCAAAGATAGACGTACCATCGCCGCATGCATCCTCTCTCTTAAAATCTTTGATTCTTTAGCTGGTCTTAAAATCATATGCAAGAAACGCCCCAAGTCCATTGTTTCCATCCACAGTTTCAGATTTCCATCAGACCTTCCAAGAACAACCATCGTCATTGCTCGAAACAATCCAATCGCGTTCTCTTCGTTGGGAATCCAGTAAAGATAACACCTTCCAAGCAGAGCTAATGCTGTCATCTTATGATCGATATCTTCATATCCTTTTCCTCTCAGATCACGATGCATAACTGTTAAAGTGGTTAGAAGTGCTTGCGTGAAGCTTGAACATCTAATCGCAATCCAATGCTGTCCCAATCTTGTGAGCATCTCTCCATTTTGTAGATCAACGTTCCCGAATGCAATGGTCGTTTCACAATTCAGCAACCTTCCTACTCTAACTCCTTCATCTAGCTGGAAATCCCTGTCTCGTGTATCAATTAACGTCACGCTGGTAACTCCATTTTCTTTCAGAAAGCAACATTGGCATGTGGCTGTGCTTTGGTACATGTAACGATATATTAGAGATGGCCTTGATAGGTCGAATTCAACGAGCTCACCTCGGAAAAGCATTCTCAACATTAGCATTGGCATAAAGTTATCCTGAAACATATGGCGAGGCCGTTGAATCTGCATCTGAACTGGACTGATCACTCCTCCAAGTGGTGTTAGCATCAACGTTAGAAAATCCGAAATTCCGCGTCCATGGACTCCAAACTTCTGGAAAAACATTCGCTCACTCTCTCGAGATTTTAATTTTTTCAAAAACTTCGAATCCATCTCCAACGTTCTTAGCACTCTAACTCTTTCATTCGCTGATAGCAATTCCATCCTTGGCAAAAACACAACTTGCGTTGGCCGATGTTGCGCCTGAGTTGTCTGACATGACGGATGTGCATCTCCTAAGACATGCAAGATGTTTCTTAACGCAGCTGTAATTTGCCGATCTTCTCTGAAAACAACACCGGTGATGTTCGCTTTGTATGGATCATAGTAGCAAACCAGAAATTCTCCAAATCGTTGACTCGAGACAATATCCACGATCCGGTCTCCACAAATAGGAATAAAGAAGCCATGTAGAAGACTAGTCGAATCATCAAGATAAGTCCACGCTGTATGTTCTGCATGATTTGCGAAACGTACGGCCTCATCTGTAACCTCCGATTGAAACACGCTCTCCTGATGAATTTTGTTGAATTCGGTGAAGATATTTAGCCAATCCGCTGCGACATTGATGGTTCCACCCTTAATTTTCCAATTATTGGCACATGTCCAGACTAAATTCCTATCCGCACACAGTTCGCCACTCTCTTCAATCAGCTGTCTTGCCGCGTGTTCATCATGTCGTCTTGTAATTTCTTCGACTAAAAATTCATAATTTTCACGGAAACAGCGTCCATATATACGACACCTATTCAATCGATGACTACAGGTCAGTATCTCTCTCAATTCCCAAGTCAGATGTAGATGCGGTCTTTCGTTATGAGGTACTCCAAATGTACGTATGAATGCGTCCATGATGCTGGCACACCGATAGGTTTTTAAAC